GCTACGTCAGGAACTACAGCATTCGATTTAAATATCGATGACATTATTGAAGAAGCATACGAAAGATGTGGTATGCGGACTAATAGTGGGAATGACTTACGTAGTGCAAGAAGAAGTTTAAATCTTTTATTTTCTGAATGGGGTAACAGAGGAATTCATCTTTGGAAAGTTTCTTTAAATGAAGTTGCATTAGTTGCTGGAACAGCCACATACTCTGTAGCATCAAATGTGAATGATGTTTTAGAAGCTTATATATCTACAACAAATGCAGCTGGTAATACTTCATCTACAAACGATATATCACTAACAAAAATTGACAGATCTGCATATGCAGCTTTACCTAACAAATTACAAACAGGACAACCTTCACAATATTTTGTTGATAGACAAACAACACCTACAATTAATTTATATTTAGCTCCTGATGCAACTACTTTTACTACATTAAAATTTTATACAATAAATAGAATTGAAGATGCTGGCATATACACAAATCAAGCTGATGTAGCTTACAGATTTTTACCTTGTATGTGCTCAGGTCTTGCTTATTACTTATCAGTAAAAAGGGCACCAGATAGAATTCAATTATTAAAACAATTGTATGAGGATGAATTATTAAGAGCATTAAATGAAGATGGCCAAAGAGCATCTGTTTATATTTCTCCTCAAACTTATTTTGGAGATGGAGTTTAATGTCATACGCAACTGGTAAAAGATCTAAAGCTATATCTGATAGATCAGGGATGGCTTATCCATATAAAGAGATGGTTAAAGAATGGAATGGTTCTTTAGTTCATATATCTGAGTTTGAACCAAAACATCCTCAATTAGATCCACCATACCATAAGGCAGATGCTGTTGCTCTAAAAAATCCGAGAGTAATGAAATTCCAACAACCATCTCAAGAGTTTTCAAATGACACCACTATTTCAAATTCAGGTGGTATCCATGTAGGTGTTGCTAACTTATCATTACCTGGAGACTTTGCATTTAGAACTCAAGAATTTAATGTAACATCAAATGGAATTACAACAACAATACATAGCATGGTTCCAGAAGATCCATCACTGCAAAATAGAAGAAGAGAACTTATTTCAAGTATAGGTTCAGTAGGAGTAAGTATTTCATAATGGCTATAACACATTCAGATTTTTTAACTCAAGTAAGAAACTACACAGAAGTGGGTAGCACAGTATTGTCTGATTCTCAAATTCAAGAATTTATTAGAAATGTAGAATTAGACATAGCAGGTAAAGTTGATTATGATGATTTAAGGAAATACGCAACATCAACTTTCACTGCTAGTAATAGAGCCGTTTCAATGCCATCCGATGTATTAGTTTTGAGATCTATTCAACATATTACATCTGGAGGTGTTAGAACTTTCTTAGAAAAAAGAGATACAAGTTTTATATCAGAATTTAATGGTTCAGGTGCTGAAGGAACTCCTAAATACTATGCTAATTGGGATGAGTTTAACATCATTGTAGCACCAACACCCGCAACTGCAGATACAGTTCAAATAAATTACATACAAGATCCACCAGAATTTACTTCAACTAATCAAACTTACTTAGCAAAATATCAAGAGTCTATGCTTTTACATGGGGTGCTAACAGAATGTTTTAGATTTTTAAAAGGACCTATGGATATGTACAATCTATACGAAAGCAAGTACAATGAAGAAGTACAGAATTTTGCCCTACAACAAATGGGTAGAAGAAGACGTGCGGAGTATGATGATGGTGTTCCACGAGTGGTTGTGCCATCTCCTTCTCCAAACCAATAATTTAAAAGGAGGCCTAAAATGGCAATAACAACAAATGCAATTTGTGATTCTTTCAAAAAAGAATTACTACAAGGAAAGCATGACTTTGATACATCATCTGACACTTATAAGTTAGCAATGTATACAAGTTCTGCTACTTTAGGTAAATCAACTACAAACTATGCAACTGCAAACGAAGTTTCTTCATCCAACTATACAGCTGGTGGTGGAACTCTTGTTAATCAGGGTGTAAAAGTTTCATCATCTGTAGCGATTACAGACTTTGCTGATTTATCTTTTCAAAACGTAACTCTTACTGCAAGAGGAGCATTAATTTATAATACAACAACTGACGGTGGGTCCAATACTACTGATGCTGTTGCTGTATTAGATTTTGGTGGAGACAAGACTGCGACTGCAGGAACATTTACAATTCAGTTCCCTGCGTTCACAACATCTGCTGCGATCTTAAGATTAGCATAAGGATTAAAATGATATGGCCACTGGATGGGGACGAAAGACATGGGGAGCATCAGAATGGGGGGATCTTTCTGACGAAATAGTTTCCGTTAGTGGCATATCATTAACATCATCTATCGGTTCTGAATCAGTTACAGCAAATGCTGATGTAAGTGTTTCAGGAATATCTTTATCATCAAGTATTGGGACTTCAATAGCTGGAACCTCAGCATTAATTAGTGACCCTGGACCAGTTACAATGTCCATTGGTGTTGGTAGCACCGTTGTTGGAATAGGTGTCCCTATTACAGGATCAGTTTTTAACTCTCAAATTGGTGTTGCAACAGTTGATGAAACTATTTTAACTGGTGAAGGTTGGGGTAGAGGAGAATGGGGAGAATTTGCGTGGGGTGATAACTTTTCTGTTCAAATTACGGGACAATCTTTAACATCATCTATTGGAAATGAAACAGCTTTTACAGACGTAACAGTCGCTGTTAGTGGTTCACAAGCTAGCTTTACACAAGGTAGTTTTTCTATTCAAATTGATGGAGATGTATTTGTCCTTGCTGCTGAAGATCAATTAGATTTCACTCAAGGTTCAACTTCCATAACTGGAGATGCCAATGTATCTGTCTCTGGAATATCCATGACATCTTCACAAGGCACTACGGTAGGAGGATTAAAAACTCCTGTTGATGTTACGGGAAGTCAAGCATCTTTAACACAAGGAAATATTACTCTAATTCAAAGCACTAATGAATCAGTGACAGGAATTTCTGCTACTATGACTTTAGGGCAACATGCTGAAATCCCAGGTCAAATTATTGGAGTCAGTGGACTATCAATTACTTCATCTTTAGGAGAAGAAGGGCCTATAACAGGTAATGCAGCGGTAACACTTACAGGCATAGAATTGACATCATCGGTTGGAAGTCCTAATATTACACCGTGGTCTGAAATAGATTTAGGAGTATCTAATACTTGGACGGTAGTTGATTTAGCAGCTTAGTTAATGTAAAATATGTTTATTTAGGAGAATTTATTTATGGCATCTAGTTATTCAAGTGATCTTAAACTCGAACTAATGGTGACTGGTGAAAACGCTGGTACTTGGGGTGATAAGACAAACACAAACTTAAATTTAGTACAACAATCTGTTGCTGGTTATGAGGCAATTGACGTAGCATCATCTGATGTTGCACTTGCAATGACTGATGGAACAATTTCTAATGCTAGAAATGCTACGATAAAATTAACTGGAACTCTAGCAGCCAATAGAACAGTAACCGTTCCTAACAGTATAGAAAAAGTTTACAATGTAATAGATGGAACTGACCATGCAGGTTACACTTTAACTTTTAAAACAGTAAGTGGGACTGGAGTTTTACTTTGTGAAGGAAATTGTTATGTTCTTTATGCTGACGGAACAAATGTTGTTAAGGCAAATGAATATAGAAAATGGAGAACTGTTTCAGCAGCAGAAACTGTTCAAGCAGGTGCAAAATTATTTGTAGAAACGAATGGGGGAGCTGTTACAATCACACTACCTGCATCACCTTCAGTTGGAGATGAAGTACATTTTGTAGATTCAAGATATACGTTCGATACAGCTGCGTTGACTGTTGGTAGAAACAGTTCTAAAATAGCAAACGCATCATCAGACTTAGTGGTTAATACTGAGGGTGCAGCTTTTGGATTAGTTTATTCTGGTTCGAATGTAGGATGGACTTACACGGAGAAATAATATGTCAAATTACGAAGCAACAAAATACGATTTTTCAGGAGCAAACCTTACTGGTATCGAGGGAATTCCTACGGCAACTATTGTGCCGTGGTCGGACTCTTCAGTGCCAACAGGTTTTTTAGAGTGTAATGGTGCAGCAGTTTCAAGATCAACTTATTCTGCATTATTTGCAATTATAGGTACAACTTATGGAGCTGGTGATGGTGCATCTACTTTTAACGTCCCTGATTTACAAGACAACGTCCCAATAGGTAAATCTGGAACTAAAGCTTTAGCATCAACTGGTGGAGCAAACACAGTTACTTCAACTGGAAATGTTGGAGGTTCTACAGCAAACGCAACTTTGTCAACAGCACAACTTGCATCACACAATCACCCTGAGTTTGGTACTAATCCACCTGCTGGACCCAATCAAAAAATAGGAGGTAGTGGATCTGTAAGATTTGTTGTACCGGGCACTACTGGTAGTACAGGCTCTGGTACTGGTCACTCACACAATATGAGTGCAACTTTTTCTGGTGATGCAACTTCAGTTGTTCAACCTTATTTAGCAGTTATTTATATTATTAAGACGTAGGAGAAATTATGGCAACAAACGCAAAATGGACAGTAGTATTTGATGACAGAATGGTTATTAAAAATTATGCAGAAGGTGCTGATCAAGGCATTGGATACATAATTGATGATAATACTTTTTGGTCAAATAATGCATTTCAAAATATTTGGGCTATTCAATCAGGCACTGATAATTCTTCTGATGAAGTAGAACACAGAGATGGAACTCCACATAATTCTTTATCTGATGAGGGAGTTGATATTCAACAATTTGTTACTAGATGGGATACAATACATTTAGCTCAATTACAATCTAACTGGGATAATGATACTCTTTTAGATGCTGAAGGTAATGAAATTTCTGAAACAGAGGCAGACAAAATAGCTAGACTAGGTGCAAGACCTACGTCATATTCCTCTTAACATCATCCAAGAAGTTAAAATATATTTTTCACCTGATAAAGGTGGATTACCTCTATGAACGTATGGAAATGCAGCAGGCCAAATAACTATTCTACCAGTTTTAGGTTGAACTCTTTTCGAAAAATGTAAAAATTCTGTTTCTCCACCATCTTCTACATCATTTAAATATATAGAAAAAACAAAAGCTCTTGGTTCATTATCGAATCCTTTACCATGTTCTATATGCCAAATATGATATCCTTCAGTAGGTAAAGTTTTTTGAATCTTTAAACCTGTGAAATGAAAAGGAGTTCCATAAGCCTCTTTAGCTCCTACATTTTCACAGTAATGATTCCACGCCAAATCAAAATTTACCATCATAGGTTTTAATGATTCCCACCAAATATCTATATTATCAGGGGCTGCAAAAAATTGTTGATCTTGTTTTTGTAATATAGATGCTTTTTCAAAAGCAATTCTGTTTACTGTATTATTAAATTTATTTTGATCTTCATATATTTTGATAGCTTTATTACATTCCTCTTTAGTTATGTAGTTATCATATACACCTATAAAATTAGTTATATTAACTGTTTTTTCATTCATCTTAGTCATTTAATCTCTTTCATTTGACAAATTATAGAATATCTCTTTGATTTATCATTGGCTGCCCAATTTAAAGGACTATGCATAGTATTAGAATGCCAAGACACAGCTCTATTTTCATTGAAACCTATATGTGTATTCAATTCGTTATTTAAATAAAATCCAGTTCCCTTATGTAAATCTGTATTTCCTTTAATGTAAATTATTATTTGATGATCACATTCTTCACCCAAATCACAATGAACTATAGGTTTAACAGTAGCTAACATTGTGTAACTACAAAAACGAATTTTAAATTTTTTATTCCAAATTTTTTCGCATTCATTTTTAATAATATCTATAATATCTTCTTCCGCAGGACACGAAAACCAAATATGATTTACATTTTCTATCGCATTAGATTGAGCAGAATAATTTAAAATAGGGAGTGTTTTTTGTAATTTTTTTAATATATTTTCATTAAAAAAATTATCTTTTATTGTAATGTAAAATCCTTCTTTCATATGGTATTTAGTTTACGTATTCTATCATAAGCATGATCTTTGTTAGGTCCATCTTGGTTTACATAATGTAAAAAAACTTGAGCCATTCCTTCTCCTTTGTAAATACCAGGTCGCCAATGTTTTTGATCACAACCAGCATATAACACAGCATCCCCTTCCTCTAATTCAAAAGATTTATTTTCAACAATAATTGGCCAGTTATCATATTTTTTAATACATGAAGTAATAGATACTTCACACGAAGGTCTGTCTTTGTGTTTTTCTAACTTTCCTCCAAAAACATAATATCTCCAATAGGCATAAGTAGGAAACAATTTTAAATTAGATTCTTTTTCAACAGTCTCTAATTTTGTATCCAATAAAGAATTCATCAATGGATCGTTGTACCACGCAGGCGAAAAGGATTGATCATCTAATACAAAATCTTTATTCTGATCTACTTTATTATAACAGTATTTTTGATAAACTTTTAATTCATCTTTATTGAAAAAGTTTTTTATTAATTTAAAATTTACTGAAGCCATGCAACTATACTATATCTTGTTCCTTTTAAAATAGGTTGAATACTATGAGGATACATAAAATTACTTGGAAAAAAAACAACTGAACCTTTGTCTAATTTTAATCTTTTAACTTCATTATTTTTTTGATCTGTAAATATTAAATTTCCTCCTTCATAGTCATTATTTAAATTTATTATAATGCTTAAATGTCTAGGATGATCTGTATAATGATCGGTGTGCACTTCGTACTTTCCTCCTACAGAATATTTTAATAAATCTATTTGGTTTATTTTATGGCTAGACATTTTAGGAAATTTAGATTTATATAAAATATAAATTCTCTCTATTTCTTTTTTTATATAATTCCAATAAAATAAATCTGTAGGTGTATCAAAAGTTAAATGATGGCCTTTTACATTTCTTATATTTTTGTCAACACCACTAAAAACTTCTAAATTTTTTTTAGATTTTTTATTAGTTAATGAAATAATTCTATCTATAAACTCATCAGATATTGCATTATTTATTTCAACAATTGCTTCTAAATGGTTCATATTTTGATGCTTTTATTCTGTTAAAAACTAATATATATAAGCCACTATATGCTACAGAAAATAAAATTCAAGCAGTGATTTTTAAAAAAATAAAAAAAGCTTTTAAAAATAAAAAATATGTTTTTGTAAAAAAAGCAATTCGTTTAGAATCTTTTAGATTAGATTTCAATTTTGATATGATGTTAGCTTTGTGGGGAAAAAATAATAACTTAAGATTTGAAAATAAATCAATTTTTGTAGGACAACTTTTCGAATTAAATAGTATACCTATTTTTAAAACATATATAGATTACATTGAAACTAACTTGAAAGAAATATTTTACATGGGTAATTTAGATTTTTTCTTTTCTTTAAAAGGAGATGTGGGTCCTACGCACATTGATCCAGAACATGTTATTATATTAGGTATAAAAAATGTTACTTATTATCACATAGATAATAATGATTTGAAAATTGAGCCAGGTGATATATTATACATTCCTAAAGGTTTTTTGCACCATGCTTTTTCATCTCGAGAAAGGATTGTTTTAAGTTTATCATTATGGGAAAAATAAAAGGGTATAATTATGATTGAAATTTATGATAATTTTTTTAACGCAGAAAAATTAGAAACTTTATATATAAATATATTAAGAACTAATTATAGAATAGGATACGCTGATGGTCCTGAAGCACAAAGTCAAATTCATCAATGTTTGCACAGTCATTGGTCTTTTGAAGATATTAAAAATTTAAGAATTTTAAATTTAGTTTTAGATAAACTAAAAGATAAAAATATTACTATTGATAACTTTGACAAATGTGTCATTAATTTAACAAAACCATTAGATGTCAATTTTACCCATTTGCATTCAAATCAAATAGTATTTTTACATTATTCTTGTTTGACTTGGAATCCACAATGGGGTGGTGAAACTCTTTTTTATGAAAAAGATATGAAAACTATATTAAAATGTAATCCTTACGTGTCTAATAGAGCAGTTATTTTTGATGGAGATATTCCTCACACCATAAAAGCACAAAATATATTGGGACCGAGTTATAGGTTCACAACTAGTTTATTTTTTAATAAATAAATTTTAATACATTTCATATGTTACATTTTCATTGATATTAGGGACGTAAGGTGATGGTTTAGAACCTAAAAAAAATAGTGTATAATGCAGTATGCCTTTAACAAAAGTAAACATAGCCCCAGGATTTAATAAACAACTTACCCAAACAGGAGCAGAAGGTAAGTGGACAGATGGTGACTTTGTTAGATTTAGATATGGCTTACCTGAAAAAATAGGTGGGTGGGAACAGATTTTAAGTGATACTTTAATTGGTGCAGCAAGAGAACAATTTATTTGGGCTGATTTAGATGGAAGAAAATATGCTGCAATAGGAACAAATAAAGTATTAGTGATTTATTATGAGGGAGCTTTTTTTGATATAACTCCGTTAGACACGGCTCTAACTGGTTGTACTTTTGATACTGTTAATACTTCAGCAACAGTAACTGTAAATAAACCAGCACATGGTTTAGAACCTGGAGATATTTTTCTTTTCTCATCAGTAACACCACCAACAGGAGCTGGATACTCAGGCACAGACTTTACAACTAATCCATTTCAAGTTGTTACTGTTCCTAGTAGTGATGAATTTACAATTACAATGGCAAGCGCAGCTGGGACCACGGTCAACGGATCAGGATCAGCTATAGTTACACCTTACATAAAACCTGGAGCTTTAGGTTCAACATTTGGATTTGGTTGGGGTACAGGACTTTGGGGTGGTGGTCAACAAGTATTTAGCACTTTAAATGGAGCTCTATTAGATGACACTGCAGGAACAGGTGGATCAGGAACTTCTATTACACTTGTATCAACAACTGGGTTTCCTTCAACAGGGACAATAAAAGTTGGTGCAGAATTTATTTCATACACAGGAATTTCGTCAAATGATTTAACTGGTATTACAAGAGCTGCAGCGGGGACTAGAGCTGCACACTCAAGCGGTGCGGGTGTTGAGGTATTTACAGGATGGGGTATTGAATCATTGTCTCAAACTTTAACTGTTGATCCAGCATCTTGGTCATTAGATAATTTTGGAGAACAACTTATTGCAACCATAAAAAATGGTAAATCTTTTTCATGGAATCCAATTAACTCTAATTCTAACGCTTTAAATACAAGAGCACAAATTATAAGTAATGCTCCAACAGCTTCAGTAATGTCATTAGTATCTGATAGAGATAGACATTTAATTATGCTTGGCACAGAAACTACTATTGGGAATCAAGGAACTCAAGACAAAATGTTTATACGATTTTCAGATCAAGAAGATATAACGGACTACACTCCAACATCAGTCAATACTGCAGGATTTTTTAGACTTGATTCGGGAACAAAAATAGTTGCAGCTGTTAAGGGTAAAGATTATACTTTTATTTTAACTGATAATGCAGCGTATGTTATGCAATTTGTTGGTCCTCCATTTACTTTTTCTATAAGACAAGTCGGCTCAAATTGTGGATGCATTGGACAACATGCTGCTAAATATGTAAATGGTATAGTGTATTGGATGGGAGAATCTGGTGGCTTTTTTGTTTTTGATGGTACTGTTAAATCATTACCATGTGCTGTTGAAGATTTTGTATTTACAACAAAGAATGGTGAAAATCTTGGAGTAAACTATCCAAATGGTGAAATAGTTTATGCTGGATTAAATCATCTATATGAAGAAATTTGTTGGTACTATCCACAAGCTACATCTAATTTTAATAATAGATATGTTTGTTATAATTATCAAGATGGAACTTGGGTAACAGGATCTTTATCAAGAACCACATGGGTTGATGCTAACTTATTTGAGAATCCATATGCAACAGAATTTACTTCTACAGCAGTACCAACTTTTCCGACTGTACAAGGTATTACTAACATCAATGGTTCAACAAAATATTTTGAGCATGAAAAAGGTGTAAATGAAGTAGACACAGATGGAAACAAAACTGCTATTTCAGCATTTATAGAATCAGGAGATTTTAGTTTAAATCCTGATGGAACTAATGCTCAGTTTTTTATGAGTATGAGAAGATTTGTTCCTGACTTTAAAACTATTCAAGGTAACGCACAAGTTACAATACTGTTGAGAGATTTTCCTTCTGACACTGAAGCTTCATCTCCTTTGGGGCCTTTTACTGTAACCTCAACTACACAAAAAGTAGATACTAGAGCAAGAGCTAGATTTGCTAGTTTAAAAATTGCAAATACGTCAACTGATGAAAATTGGAGATTTGGAACTTTTAGAGCTGATGTACAACCTGATGGAATGAGGGGATAATGGCAAGAGTAGATATAGTTATACCTGAACCTACACCTATCTATACTGAAGAAAACCAAAGACAAATTAATCAGTCTTTACGAACGATGCAAGATAAGCTAAATACTTCTTATCAACAAGAATTAAAAAATGAACAAGATGCTTTTAATTATTTTTTATCATGACAATTAGATATAAAAATCAAGGTTTCAAACAAGCAAGTACAGGTAAGACTACTGTATTTACTTGTCCCAGTGATGCAACAGTAATAGTTAAAAGTGTTTATTGTTCTAACAACGATGCTTCCTCAGCTATTTTAGTAAATATGAACCTTGTAGATTCATCCGACTCTAGTACAGAATATGAATTTTTTAGAGATGACGTGGCTGCTAAATCTCAAGTTAATGCTGCACCTCAAGGTTTAAATTTAGAAGCAGGAGATGCAATTACCGTTCAAGCAGCTACAGGAAGTAACACAATACAAGGTGCAATAAGTTACGCACAAATAGATAGATCACAGGAGAATGGCTAGACAAAAATTTACACATTTTGTACCTAGACCTAAGCCTCGTAAAAGACCGAGAAGACATACTAAAAACGTTAATAAAAAAAAGAAGTTGCAACATAATAAAAAATATAATAGACAAGGACGTAAACAATGAGTGATCTACCAAAAATAGCTGCTGAGGCAAAAGAAATAGTAAAACATAAAAGGACAGGAAAGGTCTACGCTAATAAAGCTGAGTTTGATGCTGATGTTAATGATCCGAATACTGACACTACTGTTGATGATTTTAGACAAGATCTTGAAATAAAAGTTACAAGAGCTGGAGCTATGGGTGCTAAAACCAAAAAATAATGAAGCCTAGAGGTGCAACTGAAATTCAACATGAGTTGCTTGAAAAATATGTAGATAAAAATCTATTGAATAATTTTCAAATATGCACTTCTATACCAGGAAAAGTACCTTTAGATTCAAGTAAAATAAATATTCTTTGGCAAAAAAATTCTTGGGATCAACCTAACTTACAAAATTTCTTTAGAAACAAAGATAGACACCATGAATACGATTGGTATGTTTTTAACTCACATTGGACTTTTGAAAAATTTAGATATTTTTTTCAAATACCTGAAGATAAATCTATTGTAATAAAAAACGGATCAAGCCATTTTCCTAAAAGAAAAATATATAAAAAAGGTAATCCAATAAGAATCATGCATCATTGCACTCCTTGGAGAGGATTAAATGTATTATTGTTAGCAATGCAATTAATAAAAAACCCTAATGTAACTTTAGATGTTTATAGCTCAAATGAGGTATACGGAAGTGAATTTGCAGCAAGAGCTAATAAGGATACAGATGCTTTATTTAATCAAGCAAGAAAACTTAAAAATGTAAATTATATAGGTTACAAACCTCATGAATATATTTTAGAAAATATTTCAAATTATGATCTTTTTGTTTATCCCTCTATTTTCGAGGAAACATTTTGTGCTTCTGCATTAGAAGCTTTATCAGCTGGTCTTCATGTCATTACAACTAACTTTGGAGCTTTACCAGAAACTTGTGCAGAATGGCCTGTATATATTAACTACAGTAAAGACTTACAACTTTTAGGGCATACTTTTGCTAGTGCAATAGATACTTGTGCTGAGTATCTGCACACAGATACCATACAAAATCATTTAGACGAGCAACAAAAATACTTTAAAAAATTTTATAGTTGGGATAAAAAAGGTAAAGAATGGGAAAATTTTTTGAAAGGGGCTATTAATGTCAAGCAATAAATATATTAACGAAGATACATATCAAACTTTACAAGAGGTAAGTATAGAAACTCAATCAGATTATGAAAAAGCTGTAGAACCTTTATGGGTGGAAGAACCCGAAGATTACAAAAATTTTCAATTGTTTGTTGCAACTCCTGTGCATAGTGAAGTATCAATACATTACACACAAGCTTTAATTGAGTTTCAACAATTGTGTTTTAAGAAAAAATTAAAAGTATCTTTTCATTTAATTAAATCATCCTTAGTGACACAAGGTAGAAATCTATCTGTAGCTGGATTCTTAGAGTCAAAAGCTACACACTTATTATTTATTGACTCCGATATTTACTTTCAAGGTAAATCTATATTCTCAATGTTAAAAGCAGATAAGCATATTATATCAGTGCCCTATCCATTAAAAACTTTAATGTGGGAGAAAGCATTTCAAAAAATGCAAGAAGGAAGAATTAAATCTGCAGATGACATAAGACGAGCTTTGCATACTTATCCAATGAAAGTGCCTGATGCTAATAATATTAATTTAAATAAAGGTATTATGGAAGTTACAGATTCACCAACTGGATGTATGCTTATCAAAAGAGAAGTAATAGAAAAAATGATTGAGAAATATCCAGATAAAGAGATAGTACAAAAAACTGTAATAAATGGTAAATATGTAAACAAGCCAAACATGTGGAATTTTTTTGACACATTACATGATCCAAAAGAAAAGACATATAATGGAGAGGACTTTGCTTTTTGTAAATTATGGAGAGACATAGGTGGTAAATGTTATGCCTTTGTAAACGATGCTATAGTGCATGTCGGAGAGCATCAATATCAAGGCAAGTTTTACGATGAGTTGATAGCACGTAAATAAAATGGTAATATATGCTATTATTAGGGAAAATAGTATATGGATCCATTTACACTTGCACTAGCCACATTTGGCGTACAAAAACTTAGAGGTAAATCAACTAGAACAGCATTAAAAGATGCTGCACTTATCGGAGGTTCTGCATTCGGTATAGGAGCACTTTCAAGAGCTGGAGCATTAGGCACAGCAGCACAATCAGGGCAGGGTTTTTTTGGAAGCATAGGTAGAGGTTCTCCTCTTTCTTCTTTAGGTTTTGGGCAATCAACATCTAAAGATCCAAATTTTTTTAAAAAAATATTAGGTAAAAAAAAATTGACAGCTGAACAAATTAAAGCAGCTGGTTTAGAAGGTGAGGCCGCTAAGGCAGCAGCTCAAGGATCAGGAATTTTAGGAGCAGATACAGGAACTAAATTAATTGCAGCTTCAACTATTGCACCTTTTTTAATGGGGGATGAGGAACCTGTTAAACCTATGTTTACAGAAGAGGATTATAAAAAAGCATATAAAGAACAATCTCAAAAATTAGAGGGTGCATTTAAACCAGTCGATGCGTCAGCTGCTATGCCTACAAGAGAAGAAGTGACAGGATCAAATATGTTCTACGCTAATCAAGGTGGATTAGCTACTATGTTACCTAAATATAATCAAGGTGGTGTAAATTATCTACCATCAAAAGTTGATCACGATGAGAATGATGTCAATAATTATGTTAGAGCAACTGGATATGTAGAAGATGGAGCTGGTGTTGGTGACAAAGATGAAGATACCATGTTAGCTCAATTAGCTGATGGGGAGTTTGTATCTAGAGCTGATGCAGTTTTAGGAGCTGGTATTTTATCTGGTGCTGATCCAAAAAATTTTAAGGGTATGAGAAAAGCGGGAGCAGATTTTTTTTACAATCAACAAAAACAATTTAAAAGAATTTACGATATAACAAATGGAAGCAAGAAAAATTAAAATTAAAAAAGAAGTAGAAGTATTAGAAATATTTCCTCAAACTCTCGATACTTATTGGGATCTATGTGAATTTATGCTTAGAGAGGGTTTAAAATATGATGGTGATCCTATGGATATTAAAGATTTAAAAAAATGTTTAGAAGATAGTTCAATGCAATTACATATGATGTTTGGATCAGATGATGGAGAAGGTTATAAAGTTTTTGGAGTATGTGTTACAAGAATTGTTGCATTACCAAATTTTAAACAATGTGAAGTAATTTTATTAAAAGGTGAAAAAAGAAATTTATGGCAAGACAAATTAGCTAACGCAATTGAAAAACTTGCTAAAGAAACAAAATGCAAGCGTGTTGCAGTACATGCAAGACCTGGATGGCAACCTTTTTTAAAAACAAAAGGTTGGGAAGTTAAAAGATATTTATATACTAAGGAGATAAAATAATGAGTTTTATTTTTGGAGGGGGCTCTAGTGCTCCTGCATCAACTGGACAATCAACAGTAACTCAAAGAGAGGCACCAGGAGTTGAAGCTAGAAAACTTAGTCTTTATGATCAAGCAGCTAAATTAGCAGCAGAACCTGCATTTGGGACACAAGGTTTACCTCCTATACAAGTTGCGCCTTTGTCGGGAATTGAACAAGCAGCAATTACACAAGCTGGACAAACAGGAGTTGGTGCTCCAACGACTACAGCTGGTATTGGATCTCTATTAGGTGCACAACAGACTGCTACAGCAGGACCAAATATTTCACAATTTTTTAATCCATTTCAATCATACGTTACAGATGAAATAAATAGACAATCAGCAATGGCACAAAATAGATTAGGTGCGCAAGCAGTTGCCTCTGGTGCGTTTGGTGGAGGAAGACAAGGAATTGCAGAAGCTGAATTAGAAAGAGCAAGATTAGCAAATATTGGACAAGCTCAAGCACAAGGTTTTCAAACTGCACTAGGTGCGGCTCAACAACAACAAAATTTATTAAGTGGTACTCAATTAGCAGCAGGCCAAGCTTTAGGAAGATTAGGTTCACAACAACAAGCTATGTCACTCGCAGACATTCAAGCACAGATGCAAGCTGGTGCATTACAAAGAGGAATTGGTCAACAACAATTAACAGCTCAAAGACAAACAGCTTTACAAAGAGCATATGAGCCTTTCCAAAGAATAGAATTCTTAAAAGGTATTATGACTAATTTACCTACTACACAGAGCACAATCACAGCGTCCACGGCTCCCGGTGCTAATCCTTTAGGACAAGCTATTGGTGCTGGCTTGGGTGCTTACTCTACATATAACTTAATGCAGCCGAGGTAATATGGATAAAGTATTAACAAGAAAAATGTTTAGAGATAGGTATTTTGAAATGCATAAACCTAAAGCATTTAATAAAGGTGGTATTGCTAATATTCAACATTTTCAAGAAGGTGGTATGTCCTCTAGAGAAAAAGCTATTATTGCAGCAACCTTTGCTGCGCCTTTGTTACAATCAACACAAAGACAGGGCGAAAGCGCATTAAGTGGTGTGCTTAGAGCAGTGGGTCAAGGTGCCGAAAAATTACCTTCTACATTAATTGCAATACAAGAAGAAAAACAAAAAAATAAAAAAAGCACAGAAAGTATTAGAGCTGCTACTGACGCTGAAAAAGCTTCTCTTGGATACAATGTAAAAGATAGATTAATTGTAAAAGTAAAAGATGGAGAGGTTGTTGATATTAAAGATAAACCTACTTTTGGTGAAAGAGAAAAAGCTGGAAAGAGATATACTACATTAAGTGCAGCTGATGATATTTTAAAAGATGTTCAAGAAGGTGCGAGTTCTGGTCCTTTCGCAGGTCGTATTGCAAGAGCAACAGCAGCACTTGGATTAAATCCAAAAGCTGCAAACTTTAATACAAAGCTAGAAACATTTAGAAAAGAAGCTATTGCTGCATTAAGGGGTGCACAAGTTGGTCCACTAGAAGAAGCAAGTTTCAATGCTATCTTGCCATCAATAAATGATCCTGAAAATGTAATTGTAGAAAAAATTAAAGTTGCAAAAAATAAAATTCAACAATTAGATGATAGATTGGGTGCTGGCGGTATTGTAGTAGACCCTAACACTGTAGATTATTATAGTTCAGCATTTACTAAATTTGGTATCAACGCACAAGATATAACATATGATCAAAG